ATGAGTAATAACGAAACCGAATCAAGATACTATTGCGCAGGGAGATATTGCACAATGAGAGAACAGTGTCACAGACACACATCAAGCACAGGAGTTAACCGTGCTCCATTTGAAGACTATGATTTAGTAGCATTAAAAACTAAACCATGCCAACATTACATCGATCGTGATAATGTCAACCAAAGTTGGCCACAATCTGCGACCGGTGTAAAATCTTAGGAAGATCAGCCTTAAGACAAGACTAACAGGAGGGAAAGATATGAGCGTGTTCACACGATTCAAAAAAATACTAACCTGGACAATAATGTCCACAGCAGTTTTAGCACTAACAGTAACATCGATAGCCAGCGGTAATCAAGACCGTGCCTTTGGTTTTAAACTAGCCCGAGCACAGCAACAGCAGACCAAAGTCTTAGAACGCCAATTGGCCTGCTTGGCTCGTAATGTATTTTACGAAGCCAACGGTGAACCCATGGCAGGACAGATGGCAGTGGCCCAGGTCACAGTCAATCGTGCCCGCAGTGGATTATTCCCCAGGGACTTATGCGCGGTAGTGGCACAATCTACCGTAGTGGGTAGCAATATCAAGGTGTGCCAATTCTCATGGTATTGTGACAGTGACCTTAACAAAGCACGCATCATCAAACCATCAGAGTCGAGTTACATTGCCGCCCGTCGAGTTTTCTTAGATGGTCAAAAGGTAGCCAAGATCGACAAAGACGTCATGTGGTTCCACGAAGATTCAATAAAGGTCAATCCACGTTGGCCGCACAAGGTTGCTACCAAAATTGGTAACCATGTGTTCTACAAGCGAGAAAAATAATCCTTGACTTTTGTTTATAGTTCATGTATAATACTTACATGAGCTATAGACACGATGATACAAATTGGGGCCGCCACGGCAATCCAAACCGAGATAGTTGGTATCGCTACCAACGAAATTATCAACGCTCAGATATTGATTCCAACCAACCTTATAATGTACGAACCAGTCCTTGGCTCGTAGTTTGGATCATCGTATTCTTAATACTACTCAGTGGGTTCAATGATACAGCCCGTGGAGTAATATTTTATGGTATGAACATCACCGAAACATGGTATGCAAGTGTGGACAGTATGTTGGATGCATTAGGAGCACCTAAACTACCGTAACAACTAAATACAGGTATAGTGACAAAATCACTATATTTTAATTATGCTCAAAAGGCGAAAGGAAATAAAATGGCAAACTATAATGCATCAGGGTTACAATCCCTAGCTGATCTAGCCCACGAAGCGGCTATCAAAAGCATTCCTAACAAGCCACTTGAAACTACACAACCAGCAGAAACAGTAACACCTTGCGCAGACAACGACAAAGCCTGCACTAAACGCTGGATTGATAGTATCAGTGACTGTTGTTAATCAAGTAAAATCAAAGACTTATAATCCGGTTGACAAAACAACCAAAAGATAGTATAATGTTTCTATAAAGTTAGAAAAGGAACAAAATACTATGTTTGATGCTTTTGGCAAATTATTAAGATCCAATGGAACCCTAGTATTAATGGGTGTTATCATAACACCATACCTGATCTATTCTCTAATCAGTTCAGTGCCAGTAAAGAAGATCATTCCTCACAATACACCTACTAAAACCTTAGAAGAAATCATCCAAGGCACACCAACTAATATCAAAGATGACCAACCTTGGGATAACGATTTTAAATCAGCCATCAGTGAGGAGATCAAATGAACTTAAAATGGAGCCAGCCTTATCCAGGTGAAAGCCGGTATGAACGCTTGTATCGTGCCCAAAGGATACTACAACTATCACGCCATGCTATGTTGTTAGATACCGTTGAACCCGTGTCGGATCTGACCGAAGCTAACGAATATCTTAAAAAATTCCAAATTGGAGAACAATAATGAGCACACCCGTATATATGGAAATAGAAGAAGCCTATAGCATAGTCCAGTTTGCTGGAGAAGCATATGGTCATAGCAATCTCTTTGGTGCCCTAAACAGCATGGAAGAAAATTGGGATGATCTGGACAGCATGGAACGTGCGGCTTATAAGATTGTTAATCGAGAATTACAAAAAGCGACAATAGAATCAGAAGGTGGTCAAATTGACTAGCGCAGAAGCACATCAACAGGAATTAGAACACCAAGAATACCTAAAAGAAAACCACGTGTGTTCCGTATGCTCATGCGATTATACAGAAGATGAAGGTGGTACTGTGGGTTATATTGGCATATTACCCGTGGCTTTTTGCCCTACCTGTTTAGCTGGTATAATTGACATGGCTCAGCAGTATTTAGGCGTTGAAGATCAATGACTTACATAGCCCAAAAGTGGTTGACAAAACCACTTTTTGGTGCTATAATATTACTATAATAAGAAAGCAGACAACTGCTTCATATTTTAACTAATATAAAGGACTAGACAAATGCAGGCATTCGTAAAAATTAAAAGCGGCAGTTATCGCAATCAAGAAGTTCGAGATGAAGTGTTTCCACTCATCAAACAATTCCAATTAGGTAGTAAAGGTGGTTACATCACAGTAGACGGCACTGGTCGTTTTGGTAAAGATAAAATCCGTGTAAGTGTAGCAACGCCTACAGATTATGAACTGGTAGAAGCATCAGAAGCACCTGTGGTAGCATCACAAGAAGATGACGAAGCAGTCATCGCTCGTATCGCAGAACGCTTTGATATCTTAGATGACATGACCAAGGCAGTATTAAACGGAGATATCCGCGCCATGATCGTAGCGGGCCCTCCGGGGGTTGGTAAATCATATGGTATTGAAGCGCAGTTAGAAAAAGCAAACCTCTTTGACCAGATCTCAGGACGTCGGGTTAAGTCAGAGATGATCAAAGGCACAGCATCTGCACTAGGTATGTATAAGGCACTTTACAAGTATAGTGATGACAATTCAGTTATCGTATTTGATGACTGTGACAGCATCTTACTCGATGATGTATGTCTTAACTTGCTTAAAGGCGCACTTGACTCAGGTAAAAAACGTAGGATTTCATGGTTAGCAGATAGCCATAGCCTACGCAACGAAGGTATTCCAGACCAGTTCGATTTCAAAGGTGGAGTTATCTTTATCACAAACTTAAAGTTTGATCAAATGAAATCGCAAAAAACACGTGATCACTTGGATGCTATCCAATCACGTTGTCACTATTTGGATCTAACTTTAGATACCATGCGTGATAAGATCCTGCGTATCAAGCAGATCGCACGCACAGGTATGTTATTTGAAGACTATGACTTTGATCAGATCCAACAGGACGAGATCATTGACTTTATGACAACAAACCAAAACAAGTTACGTGAAGTTTCATTGCGTATGGCTATCAAGATTGCTCAACTACGTAAGAGCTTTCCATTTAAATGGTCTGCGTTGGCTTTATCAACTTGTATGAAATCAATTTAAGGAGAAATATATGTACGATAAATTTAGAACGTGGATGGTAATAAACTCAGTGCAGGTTACTTGGTTCTTGATAGGCTTATTCACAGCCTTTGGAATTGACGCCCTAGGCACAGGTAATTTGATGGGTGCTGTGATCAACTTTGCCCTAGCTGGACTTAACTACCTACTAAGAAAGATCTAATATCAATATTACGCTATCTGTATAATTAGATAGCTATATATTAGTAACAGTTTTCATCGCACTTATCTATTGTCTAGCTCCTAGTGCGGTGACCTTAAAGCCCGTGTAGAAATACCCGGGCTTCTTTTTAGGTTGACTTTCCAATATCAACCACTATATAATAATAGTATGATAACCTATACTCATGTGGAAGACTATCTGGAATACCTTGGTGGGTATGAAGTAGGTCTTACTGCTTTAATAACACCACACAGCGTGAATAGAATTAGCCTAGCCCGCTATGACATAGCCATAGTAAACAGCATGGCATCAACGACTGTGTTTGGCACAGCACTCACTGATAAGCAAGCAGAACTAGCTGTTAAACTGGTATTAAAGTACCGTAGACAGTTCGCTAAGATGGGTATAGATGTTGCATCAGTTGAGTCGCCTGTGTTCAGATTGGCTCCACGCAAGATGGATCGTACCAAGGCTGTTTGGCTAGATGGTGATCACATAGTAGTCAAGTTTCCCTATGACAATGACTTAATCAAAGAACTACAAAATTTCAGAGAAGAAAGCCAGGGCAAGGCCTGGTATGATCGTGATAAAAAACTATGGAACTTGGCCATAACAGAATACAATGTCAATTGGATAATACCTTGGGCGCAGACTCGTACGTTTGAAATTGATCATCGTGTGCAGGAATTATTTGCACAAATACTCGAGTGTGAACTGCAACCTTATGAGATCAAACTGGTCCAAGATAAGAAGGGTTATAAAATAACCAACGCATCAACGAGTTTAAATGAATATATTGAACAGTGTGGTGGGTTTGGTCGAGATAACTTGGTCAAGTTAGTTGACTATGCTGGTCTATGTGGATATGATATAGATGATGATATTAAAAACTACTGCATGGAACATTATCCTACAGCACTAGTAGCCATTGGTAGTAAGCACAGCATACACCTGCCACCGAGCCCCACACACTTGAACATGATATTTGACTATGCTGAGATCACTGATCGTTATCCCGTCTGCATTTACAATCCTACCCTGTTTGAAATAGATCTAAGTCGCTTCGACGAAGAAGAGATCGTGCGTTTTGATAGAAATGGTAAAACAAAGACTAGCGATTATGATCCGTATCGTGCTAAAGTAATATATGCTGGAAAGATACCTACGACCTGGGACTTTCCTGTGCCATTGATGGTAACTACCTTTGAGATGATGTTTGGTGGACGTAAGATGGACTGGACCCGTAGAGCAGAAAAGATCATCTACTATGGTGCAACACAAATAAGAGAACACGACTAATGGCGACCATTAAAAAATCATTTTGTTATCTATGTCTCGCAGACTGTGGAATAAATGTTTCAATGGATAAGCAAGAACAAATTATTAAAATAACTTCTGATTTTAATGATCCTGTTTCTCACGGTTATATTTGCGAAAAAGCGCAAAAACTTAAAGACCATCAGATATCAGGAGATAGAATTACCAGTCCATTAAAACGTATCAATGGTGAGTATGTTAAAATTACTTGGCAGCAAGCACTAACTGAAATCTCAGCTAAATTCAATGATATAATTAGTGCTGGAAAAGCAGATCGGATTTTCTATATGGCTACTAATGCTTGCTGCCAAGAAATCACAAAAGCAAGTAATAAAGAACTAATAGCTATGTTAGGATCAAAGTATTGTACAGATATTTTTTCTGTAGAGCGAATGCATAAGTATGCAATTGATAGTGAATTTTATAATCAACATATATATCCTGACAGAGAAAATTGTCAAACTTTGATTGTCTTAGGAAAAAATCCATGGGTTACTAATCAATATGCTCGGGCTCGTAAGATATTATCAGATATTAAAAATAATCCTAATAGAAATTTGATAGTAATAGATCCTTGCGATACAGAAACTAGCAAAAGGTCCGACCTACATTTTAAAATTAATCCAGGAACAGATGCATGGTTTTTATCAGCATTAATTACTATTTTAATTAATGATAATCTGATAGATCAAGAATATATTGATCAAAATTTAGAAAATTTCCACGTTATAAAAGATCATTTTTCTAAAATTAATTTGGATGAATATTTAATCATTTGTGGGATCGATCGATCTCATATGGATCAGTTAATTTCCCTAATCTCCACTAGTAATGGAGTAGCGATAGATTCTGGAAATGGTATAGATCATGGTGTTTATCCATATAGTGTATTTTATTTACTCAATGTATTGATTCATATCACTGGCAATTATCAAAAACAAGGAGGGATGATACCTATATTTGCTTTCTTACAGCCAGATAGCTGTTTTTCAAAAAAGAAAAGTCCATTTACTGATCAACACCAGTTGAAAGGAGTTACCTCTTATTCGATATTGTCTGAAAATTTGTATGTTAATGAACATGATAAATTTGAAGCTGTAGTAATCGAATCTAGTAATCCTGCATCCAGAGTGCCTAATAAACATGAATTTAAAAAACAATTAGCTAAAATTGATTTAGTTATAGTATTAGATAGTTTTACTACAGATACCACAAGACTAGCAGATTATGTTCTTCCTATAACAACATTTTTTGAAAAATATGAGGTGATGGGTGGTGATAATTTTAAAAATGGATATGCCCAACTCAGCCGACCAATTTTAAATAAACCCCAGTTTGCTAAACACAGTCAAAACATATTTGAGGAAATATTAGTTAGGTTAGGAATAATTAATCCTAGTGAAGATCAAATCAATATTAAAAAGTATACAGAAAATCCCAATCAATTTTTAGTAGACTTGTACCAAAAATCTACTGCTAATCAAATAAATAATACTTTTTATATATTACGCAAAACTTTGGGCACTAAGTATGACAACTCGATGATCGCTGTGATATGGTGGCAAGTATTCTTATTATATATAAGATATTTTCCTAGTAAAGATCTATCAAATTTAGTCGAATACACACATAAACAAATTGATAAACTAGTATCTACAGGTATGGCACATGTGACTGACGAAATTGATCAAAAGATACTATATAATAATAATAAAATTAATTTAACACCAAGTTTTACTAGATTACTATTAAAATTGGATAAATCTAGAATTTATCATTATAACTTTCCATTTATACTAATGACCGGAATACGACAATCATCGAGTGTAAACGGAATTATTAGATCACAGGAATCACCGTATATAGAAATTAATAATGATAATGCTATAGAGTTAGGAATTATTGAAGGAGACATAGCAACAGTGACCACAGAAACTGGTAGCTTAGATTTACAGTGTAAAATTACTTCAAAAATTCCGCCCAAAACTCTGCGTATGCCAAACAGTCAAATAATAAATGATCTAACCAAGGACTCAAATATAGATCATATAAATCCTCAATATAGACACGTATTTGCAGACATTAAATTAAGGAAAAACATCCTATGAAAAAAATAGATTTTTTAAAGGTACATCAAAAATATTGTAACTATAAAATTACTAGTGCTATTCAAGCACTTGATTTTGACATTGATATTGAGCGCTTACGTAAAGAAATATTTGACTTCATTGTGCGTAATCAATTTGGGTTCGGTGTTGTATCCCTGCGTTTACCAGAAGGAGAAACCGATTGGACTACCGATTATGAAATGCTAGAAAGTAATGCTGTAAACGATTTTACCTATCATCCAGCAAGTGTGGTGGTGGCAAAAAATAAAAAACATGCTTTAACTTATAACAATTGGCATCCTGATTTAGAAAACAGTTATGTAGCAGAATTAACTAAACAGATTGAAAAATTATCGGGTTTAAAAATTACCAGAATTAGGCTATCTTGGTTAAAACCTACAGGAGGTTATCCTATGCATGCTGATGTAGATCCCATGCGAATACATATTCCTATCTTTACAAACACCCTGGCTTATTTCGTACAAGGACACAAGATATACCACATGCAGTATGGTAAATTATATCATTTAGTTACCACATCAAATCATACTGCTTGGAACTTTGGAAAATTACCAAGGTTACACCTGATATTTTCTACATACCATGAAGAGATTGATAAAATAGTCGATGGTATGATTGATAGAACTACCACTAGAATAAATTTTGTAGATCATATTATTCACAGCGGAGTTGATGAATATTCTTTAGAACAACTGTGTAATCTTTCCTTACCCCATGTAGAATCTGAAGAAAAACGTTCTCAGGTAATACACGATACAGAACAATTAATCCAACTGTTACAATGGTATGATAGTTTAGATCCAACAGAAAAAAATAATTCTGAAAAAACTTGAAAATATAATATAAAGATTATATAATAAAACTTATGGCACTAGCCCGACTGATAATTAAAGATGAAGTTAATGTAAAGATAGAAGGCTTAGACTTACATGAACGCAAAGAACTTAGTAATATGTTCAAGTATGAGATCCCTGGTGCACGTTATCTGCCCGCGGTCCGTCTAGGACGTTGGGATGGCAAAATAGCATTCTTCCAAATGGGCGGCAGTACCTATGTTAATCTATTACCTGAGATCATTCCTTATCTAGACAGTCAAGGATATCATCTAGAGCTAGAAGATCTACGTGATTATAAAACACAGTATGACTTTGAAGAAGTGACTGAAGATAGTTACAGTCATTTAACATGGCCTAAGACTCACCCTCAAGCAGGAACACCAATCATGTTACGTGATTATCAAGTTGAAATCATCAACAAGTTCCTTGAGAATCCACAATGCCTGCAAGAGATCGCAACTGGCGCAGGCAAGACTTTAATCACCGCAGTATTATCACATAGATGTGAGCCACATGGGCGCACTATTGTTATTGTTCCAAACAAATCACTTGTCACGCAAACAGAAGCAGACTATATCAACATGGGATTAGATGTTGGAGTCTACTTTGGAGACCGTAAAGAGTTTGGTAAGACACACACAATCTGTACTTGGCAGAGTTTGAACATCCTACTCAAAGGTTCACGTAACCATGAAGTGGACATCACCATTGGTGAGTTCCTACAGGATGTGGTCTGTGTCATGGTTGATGAAGTACACATGGCCAAAGCAGATGCGCTTAAAACTCTGCTGACTGGGGTAATGGCACATATACCTATACGCTGGGGATTAACTGGCACGATACCTAAGGAAGACTACGAATTTGTCAGCCTAAAGTGTAGTATTGGTGACGTCATTGGGCGGTTAAGCGCCAGTGAATTACAAGAGCAGGGTGTATTAGCCAACTGCCATGTAAACGTATTACAACTTGTTGACCATGTAGAATACAAGGATTATCAAAGTGAGTTAAGATATCTATTAGAGACAGAAGAAAGATTGAACTACATCGCCAAGCTAGTAGAGTCGATCCGTAAGTCGGGTAATACACTTGTGCTAGTAGATCGTATCGCCCCAGGTAGGGCACTGATAGAAAAAATTAAAGATGCAGTATTCGTGTCAGGAGGCACTAAAGCAGATGATAGAAAAGAACAATATGACGACATTGCAACTATGGACGATAAGGTTATTGTCGCCACTTATGGGGTTGCTGCTGTTGGGATTAATATTCCTAGAGTTTTTAATCTTGTGCTTATTGAGCCTGGTAAGAGCTTTGTTAGGGTCATCCAAAGTATCGGGCGTGGCATTCGCAAAGCGGAAGACAAAGACTTCGTCCAAATCTGGGACATAACATCAACATGCAAGTTTGCCAAGCGGCACTTAACAAAAAGAAAGCAATTTTACAAGGAGGCTAACTACCCATTCGTTGTTGAAAAGACCGATTGGAAATAACATGCGAATTATAGTATGTGGTGATAGTTATATGACTCGGGATAGTCGAGAGTTGGCCAACGGTAAACATTTTAGCGAATTACTATCGCCGCACGAAGTGATAAACTTAGCACGTGGCGGTATGAGCAATATAGGAATTTGTTTTCAACTTGAACAGGCAGTTCGTTTACAGCCCGACATAATAATAATAGGAACGACCGATAGCGGAAGAATAGAAATTCCATCGGGCAACGGAACGTTTAATAGTCGACAAGGATTAAAGAACATAGTATATACTCATTTTTCTAGTGCTAGCATTGATTCAGAATATGTTGGTGATGCTTTTGCTCCGATAATTTCAGATACTATACCAACAATAGTAGGGGAAGAAGAAGATTTAATAAAATCTTATTCGTTATCAAAAGAAGTGCGGCAAGCTGTTAAACAATATTTTGCTCACATATATCACCCAGAAGTAAAATCTTTAGCGGACAGCTGGGCTATTGGCTATTGGATTATGCAACTAGAAAGAAAAGGTATAAAAGTTATACTGGCCAGGGAAATATTAGCCCATCTTTACACAGCAGCAATGACAAATCCAGGTGAATGGGTGTTTCATACTAGTTTTGATGAACAAGAAAAAGCAGCAGATATTATAAAAGAAATTATTTAGGAACCAATAATAAATTATGTATATACTAACCCTAGAAAACACAGCGTATGAGATGAATGAGATTCCAGATGAAGTCGAGGATCTACGTTTCGCTATATTAGATAATAGTGATCCAAAGAACCCTGACTACTTCTTTATTCCATTGATCTTCTTAGAAAGTTTTAATAGCCCTGCGCTGGTATTACGTATTGGCAGTAATCTAGTAAAGATGCCTGTGGATTGGCAGATACTCATCGGTGAACCGGATTTTGGCGACCTAGAAGTCATACCATTGACCAGTATTAACGATCGCGGATTCAGCGTGTTCTGTTTTAATCCCCTAGACAGTTTTAAACCAGAATTCCATCCGATCGAGATCGTAGATATATACCAAGATGTCAAATGGTATTTTCCAAAACTACGCCCAGGACAGATGTTAGCAGTGCCAATCAACGATAGTCCACATCCATTGTGTGCTTATTTTGTCAAAGATATATCACGCCAAAGCGAAGTAGTTGACTACGGAAAAATATGGTAAAAGAATGGGTAATCTAAAACCAGGGGCAACCTACGTATATGAAAGCCCAGATGGCGGCGAAACCACCTATGCCCGAGAGATCGGGGCACCCCCAGAATCTCGTGTAATGATTGGACAAAGCTGGCTGGCTAAAGAACAGATAAAAAAGCGTATGTGGGCGGAAATATATGATAAACGTAATCAAAATACAGCTTTACAACATGCGGTGGAAGAATGTATAATTATATATAAGCTCTCAGAGGAATATAAAGATGTTTAACCCAAAAATGTTCAAACAGAAAAAGAAACGTGAGGTGGACCCGAATGCTCCCCCGCGTCCAAACTTGCTTAGTCAGGATAAAAAACTGCGTGAGACCACCGACGCATTTGGTAAATTACATGATTTAGTAGCTGCACAACAAGCAACTATCGATGAGTTGAGATCTAAATATAGTCGTATGCAACAAAGTATGGAACAATTAATCAATTATGTGAGAAATAAGAAGTGAGTTTTAATAAAAAAGTATTATGCTTGGGTAATAATACTTCAGATTCTGATATAAGAGTATCAGAGTTATCTAAGAATAACAATACAAAAAACTTTGGATTAATTGTTGACACAAATATAACTATATCGCATCCAGGGTATTATCATACCAGTATTTACGATTTAGAGATTGGAAAGATCTTAGAATTAATTAAAAGTTTTGATCAACTAATTTTTTTAGATCAACCTAGAGAGGAGTGGACTCATCCAGATGCATTTTATCTAACAGTTCAATTGGTTAAACAAGCAGAACAATTCATTGACGTATTATGGCAAAATTCACAATTTAGCAAAGACATAGATTTCTTCGAAGATCTTGTAAAAACAAATAAAAGTTTTTGTATCTTCCCGTTCATTGAACTATTGGTACAAAATGCTCATACAACTGTTTGCTGTAGATCTGAAAAACCTATTACAACTTTAGATAAAATAACTAACTGGCAAACTAACCCAGACTATTCTAAAATTAGAGAAAAAATGTTATTAGGAGAATTACTTCCTGACCACTGCAGCACTTGTTATAAGTATGAATCCATTGGCATGGTTAGTGCTAGGCAACAAGAAACAGTCGAATGGACCAACAGATTAAATTTAAAGTCATTAGATGATCTAAACGATATCCAAGATCCAAGTTATTATGAAGTTAGACCAAGTAACATTTGTAATTTACAGTGTAGATCCTGTGGTCCAGGAAATAGTAATTTATTAGAAAAAGAATATGTAAGGATAGGGTTACATGATTCTGCACAGAAATTTGAATATACTGATTTTAGTTTTATTAAGTTTAACAACTTAAAAAAATTATATGTTGCTGGAGGCGAACCTACTGCTATGCCTGATTTATATAATTTTTTACAAACCTGTATAGATACTAATAACACAGATTTTGAATTTGTAATCAATACAAATGCTGTAAAAATTAGCAATAAATTAAAAGAATTGTTTAACTGTTTTACTAATTTACAATTTATTATCAGCATCGATGGATTTAAAGAAATAAATCATTATGTAAGATGGCCAAGCACTTGGGAATCTATAATAGAAAATACACATTATCTAATAGCCCACGGACATAAAATCTCCTTTAACATTACGGTATCAATTTATACCATTAGTCGATTAAATCAATTATTGACTTTTTTAGATAAAGAATTTCCAAAAACATTGATTCATTGCTCCCTAGCAGAATTTAAAGACGACTTATTAAATCCAATGAATTATGTTGATGATAAATTAAAAGATAAATTAATTGAAATAACTAAGTTAAATTGTTATAAAAACGATCAATTGTTAAAAAGTTTTATCGATGAATTGATTTCTTATTATACAGAACCAAAACTAATTGATGTCAAAAAAATTAAAGATTTTTTTGAATTTAACGATAAGTTAGACCAGTCTAGAAATATCCAATTAAAAGATTATATTCCAGAGCTTGAAGAATATAGAGAAAGGTGTTATAATACAGTATGAGTTCAAGTTTAGAAATCAAATATGAGATGCAGGCATACGATCGCAAGGATCGTGCTTACTATGACAACTTCACAGATGAAGATCGTAAGAAATTCTCAACATACCTCATGTTGAAATATGGTGCTAATGTCAGTGGCAATAAAGACCTACAAGCCTATTACCTAATGGCAACTAATGAGCGTGTAAACAAAAACTTCTTTGACCTTGGTGCCAAACATACTAAACTACAATGGTTAACCTGTACCGCAGTTAGTCCAGCGATGGGACCACAGTTCCACTATTGGCTTAATGCTAAAAAGAAAGAGGGTGATAACAAAAGTCAAAAGTTCTTGGCTAAGTTATATCCTAATATGAAGTCAGATGAAATAGAACTAATGGCAAAAATCAATGATAAACGAGATATTGCAGACCTGGCACGAAACCTCGGACTTGATGACAAATCAATTAAAGCCGAGTTATAAGTGTCGCTATTGTAGTAAAGAGTTCCGCAAGGAGTCAACCCTTGCTGCGCATCTCTGCGAAGAAAAACGACGTTGGCAAGAGGAAAAAGAAACTGGTGTGCAGTTTGGTCTCCAGGCATACCTACGATTCTATGAACTGACACAGGGATCAGCAAAGATGAAGTCATATACGGACTTTGTGGCTAGTCCTTACTATCGTGCGTTCGTCAAGTTTGGGCGACATATGGTAGGCATCCGTGCTGTCAATCCTAAGATGTTTATTGATTGGGTGATTAAAGAAAATAAAAAACTTGATCATTGGACGCATGAGCGAGTCTATTTAGAATATCTACGAGGTTATATGCGCAAGGAAGCAGTACAAGATGCGCTTGAACGTGCCCTAAAGGAGATGCAGGATTATGCAGATGAGCATGGAGAATTTAAAAATGGATTTAGTGATTATTTTAGGTTTGGCAATCCTAATCGCGTGTGTCATCATATCGCTAACGGTAGGGTTAGTCCTTGGATTGTTTATAATTGCGATACCGGTGTTGACTTTCTTGATGCTCTTAACGA